CGGGCACCACTCGAAGATTTCGAGGTCACCCAAGTCCGAATCACTGGCCACGAACGGGCGGCCCATGAGCCCAACACCGCGTATGGTGGCGTCGGCATGGATCTTCCCGAGTGTGTTCCCGGCTTTGAACTGGGATGCGATGTGCCAATGGGACTCAGCGCCGGGCGCGAGCTCCGCGCTGGCCTGATTGGCGTTGGCCTTGAGAGCCAGGTTCTGACCCATGCTGGTCGTGATGATCTTGTCCGGGTTCGAGATCGCTACGGTGCCGTTAGCAGAGTTGCTCGACCCGGTCCCCGCCCAGCGCATGATCGTGGTGCCGATGCTCATGGCCGCTCCGAAGGTGGCAGGATGAGCTCGTTGCAGATGGCCACGGGGTCATCGGGGTTCGACGGTTCGATGTTCAGCAGGTCGGCAGCCTCCAGCGCGAGTCCCAAGTCGCGCGAGAAGTCGGGCAGGTCGATCCCGCAGAAGCGCGTCTCGTAGGGGAAGTTGCCGTAGAGGTAGAAATACAGCCACTTCGACCAGAGGTTGGACGCATCGACTTCGGGGTAGGCGGGATCGGCGACGAACCCCGTGGTCGGCCAGTTGGCCGCGATCGCGGTGCGGAGGTTGAGCTCGGTCCCCGCCGGCAGGCTCATTTGCAGCCGGTGCGCCGCACGCGGAAGCGACGAGAACGGGTCGGGGTTGAGCGGCATCGGGCCATGCCAGTACACTGCCCCGAGTGTCAGGGCGAGAATGAGCTCGATGATCAGGTTGCTGAGGTTCTTCATGGCTGGCCTTCCTTGGCCCGTGATGCGTCCGTGCAGTTACTTCCCGGCGGGACGCTTGTCCAGTCCCTTCTCGCTCAGGATTCCGGCAACGTCGTCAATGTGCAGGCAGTCGCACATGCAGGCGTAGTCGTTGGCGGGCTGGATGATCGCGATGTTTCCGTTGCAGTAGTCGTTCCCCGGCGCTGCCGAGTGCAGCACGCCGTAGGCAACAACCTTGCCGCCTTCGAGCTTCACGATCTTGTCGCCGTTCTTCGCTTCTCGTCCGTTCCGATAGTGCATGGTCACTCCTTTCAGGTGTCGTGGATGTCCTTGTCCCGCGAGCCGAGTCGCCGCAGGAACTTACTGAGGGTCGCATCGAGCTCGTCGATCTTGGCGTTGACCCGTTTCTCAACCGCGGCCGTCGCCTCGTCGATCCGCTTGTCGTTCTTCCGATCGTGCTGCGCCACCGCCCAGGTGAACCCCGCGGTCGCCAGGATCGAGACGACGAACACGGGCAGAGAGATCGTGATGTTCTCCTGCGGGATCATGCTGCCGCTTGCTTGCGCTGCCTGCGCCTTGGCGACGGCGGAAAGCGTGTATGCCGCGGCTATCCACATGCAGGTGTGACTGCCGATCGCGCCGAAACAGAGCAGGCGTGTCGCCTTGGCAAACGGCATGGCCGCGATCCGTTGTCTTGCGTTCGTGGCAAGCGTGATGGTCAGCATGGGGTGGTGGTCCTCCGTTGCAGCTCTGGCGCGGGCTCTTCGGCCGCGTCGTAGGTGGCCGCGAAGATCTCGGGCTTGCAGGGGTAAAACTCGCCCTTGACGCCGCGGATGATCCAGTCGCCGACGTTTGCTCTCATCTCGCCCTCAAGTGTGGAGACGAAGATCGCGCCGTCAGCAAAGCGGAACGGGATCGGGTTGTGTCCGATGGTGCGGGCGATTCCGGCCCAGTCGTACAACTCCTGGCAGGTCATGCTCGGGAGGTACTGAATGGCGTCGATCACGACTGGTTTCTTGCGGTACTTTGCCATGCGATCACTTCAATCCGTCTTTGAACTTCACGGCCGCGATGGTCCGCTTGTCCGCTTCGTCCGCGTGAGCCTTGATCGACTTGCGAACCGCCTCGCCGATGTCCGCGGGAACATCAGAGACGCCGGCGACAACCGCCCGCAGCGCTTCGTTCGCCCGCGTCGCCAAGTGTGAACCAAAGAGCGTGTCGATGAGATCGAGCAGGGTGGTTCCGGCAAGCACCGCGATGGCGATGTCCGGGAACCACGCGCAGGCGCCGAATGACAGGGCGTAGATCGTGAGCTTGACGGGAAGCACCGGGAGCCGCCATTGACGCCAGACCGCGATCCCGGCCCCGATCACACAGGCAATCGACAACACCCCGCAGATAAGCCGGATCACGCTGGGGTTCTTGAGCGACGACAGCGTTGCCGTCGTCGAACTCCCGCCACCCTCGCTGTTGCCGATGTCGGTCAGGCTCGCCCGCGGCGGGCTGCCGGTGTGCTGCTGGTCGATCTTCTCGCCCTGCGAATCGACGCCGGCGCCACGGCCCGCAGCACCCGCGAACTCGCTGGTGTACTCGTCGCCGGGCCCGAGCGCCTTGAGGATCCCACGGACCTCGTCAGGGGTTGGCTGGCCTTGCGGTGCCGCCGTGGATGATGTCGGGCGCTGGTCGTTCACCTCCCACTGGAACGCGAGCGCCTGCCGGCTTGTGGTCAGGATCGGGAACAGGACCAGCAGGTACAGCGGGACAAGTCGGGGCGGGCGCATGGGGCTTCTCCGGCGCGACGGGCGCGGGCTGGACGACGAACACACGGGTTTGGGGTGCGGCCTTGCGAATCGTCACCTTGCCGCGGTACACCGAGCTATCGCCGGGGGTGATCTTCTGGCGGGATTGCTGGGCGCAGCCCTGAGCCCGCAGCGCGAACGCCACGAGCGCGACCACGATCAGCCACGCGAACACATGCCGCGGAGAGAATGGGGACGGGAACGTCACACCAAACTCGTCGCCGTGATGGCGGGTCGTGACCATCGGCGGGGATTCCCGCCGTCAAGGTTTCGCGCGATCAGTATACGCCTGCGCGTTTTCCCCGTCGCGCTATTGGGCGTGCCCGTCCAGGAACCCGCACTGGTCCGGATCGTGGCGGTAGCAGTTGACGACCACCACGCGGGACGGGTTCTGCACTTGGGTACGCCCGAACCACGTGGTCGCGGAGAACCCCATGCCGCCGAACCCGATGGGCGTGATGTACCCACCCTCGTCGGGACGCCGTGCGCTCGGGCACCGAAGGATCTGCACATCCTCCGGGAGTTCGTCCATCTGCGCGAGCCGCCGGTTCTCGTCCACAAACGCCGACTGAACGGTCGCGATCGACCGGAGGTTCGCGAGGCACTTGCCGCCGCGGAACGTCGCCCGCGCGCCCGCGAGCGCCGGTATCGCGATCGACACCAGCAGCGCGATCGTCGCGACCGTGATCAGAACCTCCACCAGGGTGAACGCTCGACGCTTCATCATCCGACGCCTCCTCTACTTCCCGACCTGGGGTGTGTCGGCCAGTTCGGGTATCCGGTTATCCGTCTGGTCCGGCCAGAAGAACCACCACCCCGCCAAGAGGACGGCCGCAATGGCCGCGCCGAGCAGCACGTGAAGCATGATCCGGGGTTTGGACCGATCGGACACTCTGGACACAATGGCAGAAGCAGCGTCGAAGTCAACGCCGCCTGAAAGCCAAACGGTGTGAAATCCCGGGCGTTATGGGGGTTGGGGAAATGCCACGGTGGCTGCGAAACCTTGACGGCCGCCAGCACCGCCGTCCGTGGCGGATGTGGGAACGGGGAAAGTGTATCACTTGCTTTTATCGGATGCTGCGGTCGGCATAGACGCGGTTGATGTGGCCGCCGCCTCCCACGCCCCGTCGTTTTCGAGGGGGCAGAACTCGGACGCCACCACCGTCTTGCCCCCCGGCAGCGCCCGGCCGTTGACCGTCAGGGCGCACAGGCACCCGCAGAGATCCGGGTTCTTCCGCCCCTTGAACTTCTCGCCGCAGTAGTAGACGACGGCCTTGATCCGCGGCTTGGGGACAGCGTGCGCCCACACGCACCCCGCGCACTTGCTGGCGCGGGCAAGCTGCTCCGACCATGTCGCGACGTCGCCCCGCAGGATTGCCGCCTGGAACCTTGCGGCCCCGTCCACCGCGAGCCACAGGTGCCGCGGCCGGAGCTTGCCCGTCAGCGCGAGCTTCACGAGGTCGGGTCCGGCGAGCTTCACCAAGTCCCACAGGTTCATCAGAGCCTCCCGTCGCCGCACCCGTTGCACGGCATCTGCGTCGCGACCACGATCTGCGAGGACTTGGGGGGCAACGTGATGATCCGACCGGTGCACGGGTCGGGGTTGCAGATTGTTCCGTTGCCGTGGTAGGTGCCGCCCCCGAGCTCGCAGCTGGAGCCCGTCTGGATGGTGCAGGCGATGCCGTGCGAGGTTGGGGTGCAGCACGCGCCCGAGAGGCACGCTTGTCCGCCCGCGCCGCCGCAGTCGCTGTTTTCTCCCTGCCACGCGCCGCCCTGGGCGGAGCATTCGGACTGGCGGATCTGCGCACACCCGCCGCCGGGGAGGCAGCACGCCCCCGTCGGCTGCACCTGGCACGTGACCTGCCCGCAGTTGAGGCCCGGGAAGTGCCAGCCCTGTTGGGCCTGGCATCCGGACGCCGTGGCCGGGACGCAGATGCCGGAGGGCAGGCAGCAGGCGGACGCGGGGCCGACGGGGCACACAATGCTCGAGCAACTCGTCCCCTCGCCGTGGAAGATCGATCCCCTGATCAGTCCGCAGTTGCGCCGCGTGGTCTCGGTGCATCGCCCCGAGTCGTCACAGCACGCACCGGTGCGGACGCTGAGGCAGGTCGAGCAGTTGGGCAGGACGATCCCGCCGGCGGCGCTGCACGCCGCCTGGTCCGTCTGCACGCACGTCGCGTCCGGCAGGCAGCAGGACACGCAATCGGCCTGGCAGCCGACGTAGTTCCCCGCGTACTCCGTCCGGATCGTCCGGAACCCGAAGTGGGGGCTGTTCGGGGGGTTGCTCGGAACGAACTGCTCCTGCGACTCAAAGAGCGAGCAGGTTTGCCGGTACGACCCGATGGTCGTGATCGTCGTGAAGTTGGTCAGAAGAGACCCGGGCGCGGGCACGCACTGGTTAAACCACGGGACGACGTCGTCGGTCGTGAGCGCCAGCCCGTTGCACGAGTTCTGCGAAGGCGTGGTCCAGATCAGCCGTCGCACGGGGAAGCCAGGCCCGTTGCCCGTGCCGGTAAAGACCTCGCGGTACACGAGGCACCCGGTGGGATTGAGCCGAACCTCCGTCTCGCGCGCGTACGTCCGCGGGTACGTGCCGGCGTATTTGCAGCAGCACGGAACCTGCTGAGAGTAGAGGTAGACCGGGTTCCCGAACGCCGTGTTGACGAGGTAGTGGTAGACGTGCGTGTCGATCGACTGGCAGCCGGGGTTCAGCTCGCAGCGGCACGGCCCGGGCGGGTTGGAACCGCAGCAGCACCTCCCGACCTTCGACCAGTAGGGGCGGCCGGTGGCGAGGTTGCAGACCGGTTTGGGCATTCAGGATCACCCGCCGTTGAACTGCCACGTTGGCCCGCCCGCCGCGTCGGATCGGTTGCCGTAGAGGGTCGGGGTGTTTGTGAACACCGTCGCCTTGTGGCGGATGACCGTAACGTCGGGCCCGAACTGAGAATCGGTGATGGTCACCAGGCCGTCGAGGACGATCGTCCCCGTCGCCTCCTTCGCGTCCAGGTTGGTGATCGTGCCGCGCAGGACCGTGAGCTTTGCGTCGCCCTTGACGGTGACGGCCGGGCACGCCACCGCCTCCCGCTCGACCGCCATCACGCATTCGCCGCCCGTGATCGACGCCGTCAGCGTCGGGCGCTCGAGCCGGCAGAACCCGCCGTTCTGCGTGAACACAGGATCCGTGCCGTCCGCTTTGTACTGGACCAGGACTTCCGCTCCCTTGTACACGGCCAGGGTGTTCCCGCTCAGGCTCTGGTCGCCCGTGATGCGTAAGAACGAACCGACATCGATCCGGCCGTCAATCACGCCGCCCACCAGGTACAACTGGCCGCGGGGCGAGAAGCACCGGAGGCTTGCGATGTTCGCAGACCCGGCCTTCAGGAACACAAACCCCTCGTCCGCTTCGTAGATGAACGCGCCGGTGCACGAGATTTCGAGCGGCGTTCCGTTCGCCCCGATGCGAGGGCTGCAGCCGGGCTTGATCCAGAACTCGGCGGTGTCAACCGCGCTTTGACTTAGGCCCGTTTGGACTTCGTCCGATCCCTCGGCCCATCGGATTGTGTCGGTCGAGACCGGCACGGTCGTGGCGCCCGCCGTCGAGGTCTTCCAGCTGGTGTCGAGCGAGAAGTCCGTGCTGTTCTTGACCCAAAAGACTGTCTTTGCCATGGTTGTTTACTCCGAACTTCAGGCGGGACGCAGGGAGACTTCCGCGATCGCCTCGGCCGCGGAGCCGGTTGTGACTCGAACGCCGTACCACAGAAAGCCCGAGACGCGGAACGCGGCCGTGATGCCCGACGCGGTGAGGGTAATCCCGTCGGGATGGTTTTCCATTCGGTTGCCCGCGGGGTCGTTCGAAACAACTACCGTGAGCACCGCGGTAGACCACGAGCCGACCACGAGCGTTGCTTGGATCGAGCCGCGCGAGGCGCCCGCGACAGGAGCGCGCAGCACGCGGCCGGGCTCATCTAAGCGGAAGTCTTTGTCTGTCTGCCCGATCACAATCTGCTCCTAACCGCCTCGCGGCGGGGTGTTTACGCTGTCCGTTTCCACATATAGACCACGATGTACGGCTGCACCACGCTAGTTGCCGATCCGGTGAAGGTGTGCGTGTGACTCGACCCGGCTCCACTTGTGACAGCGTTGTTCGTGACGCTGTGGGTCAGGGTCGCGCTCGGTCCCGCCGTTGTTCCGGTTGCCACGCTTCCTGCCGGATTCGACGTGGTAGCGGTGATCCCTGTTGTCGCCGAGTTTGTGTTGAACGTCGCGGCCTGAGCCGAACTTGCCGAGTCCACGCGGCCCACCGCTCCGTCTGTGGTCCCGCATGAAATGGCGTGAACGTGGCCGGGGTCTGTGACGTTGACCGTATGCGTGTGCTGAACAACATCGGTGTAAGTATGCGTGTGGCTGGAATGGTCGGCTACCGCCACGTTTGACGTGACAGAGTGCGTGTGGGCCGATTCGTTCGCATTGGAACCGGCACTCGCTACGGTCTTTGCGCCGCCCGTTTCCTCAACGGTGTCGAAGTCGGCATCGCCCGAGTTCAGTCCGACCAGCACGCGGCCCGCACCGAACGCTGACCATGTTCCATATCCGAGCAGCGTGGCAGGGTTGGTGGACACGACCGCGATAAACACGGAGCCAACCGGAAACGCTGGTCCACCTCCGACCGCAGCGATGGCGGAATCGACCTCGCCTTTTGTGTATGCCGTCTCTGTTGTGTGGTGTGTTGGCATTAGGGGAGACTCGTTCCAAGGTCGGTTGTGACCAATGTTCCCGACGAGTTCACCGTGACCCGCCAGTAGTGGGGCGTGCCCGCGTTGTCTATTAGGATAAGTCCAGTTGAGTCAGACGTGATCGCTATATCAGAACTGGCTTTTACATATGTTCCATCATCAATCACGTTTGATGCCGAAAGAGATCCAGAAGCGTTGATCTTTTGGACGGTTCCATCAGAACCTTGCGGTACGGCAAGGTTTCCATCCGCGTCAGGAAGACGAATCAGCCGATTGGCCGAAAATCCCCCGGATGGACCCTTGAATCTCCCCTTGAATGTGTTGGTGCTGTCCCACAGAGAAATCTCCCCGTCTGTGGTTAGCTCAATACCCGCCGATCCTCCGTCAATGCTCAGATTAGTTCCCGTCCACGTCACATAACTGAGTGCCCCCAGCGCCCCCGCGTTGTTGAAGATGATCTGGGTGTCGGAGCCGGGGACGGTGACATCTCCACCATCATCCCCCGACGTTCCCCGTGGGACATCCGCCGTCCCTCCCGACAGCAGGTTCAGCAGCCCCTGAATCTGGTTGCCCGTGAACACGAACGGCTGCGTCTGGATCGCCTGCCCCGTTTGCGGGCAGAGTTCGAAGTTAAGACGCTCGCGGCAGGAGAAGAGCTGGACGCTGGGGTTGCCGTCCGAGTCCGGGGCGTCGATCGCGATGAGGCAGATGCAGTTCTTCTTGTCCTCGAGGATCGTGGGCGCCGCGATGACCTCTGGCACGTCGTTGTACGCCACGAGGATCGGGCGCTGGAGCGTCGTCGTGTACTTCCCGTCGAAGCTGCGGGCCTTGTAGGTGAACGCGCCGGCCTGGCCCGTCGGGGGAGTGGGAGGCCCGCTCGGCCCGTTGCGCTCGATGATCACGCCCCACACGAGCTTGACCGGGCGCTGCAGCCGCGGCCGCGCCAAGATCCCGTCCGCGCCCGTGACGGACTCCCGCTGCACCTGGGCCGAGACCCGGACGACCTCGCGCTTCAGGGCGTTCAGGTCCCGGGCGCTCAGGGCGCCGCCCGCCTTGTTCTTCTTGAAGTCCTGGTGTCCGCCGATCACGGTTCGTCAGCTCCAGAGCAGGGGGTAAAAGTCCGCGGGCCGGTACAGGTTCAGGGGCTTGCCCGTGTCGTCGTAGATCGGGACGGGCTTCCAAATCTTGAACGTCGACGGTCCTTCGGGCGGGTCCTGCGTGGCGCCCGATCGCCAGAAGCGGTTCCAGCCCACGGGCCGGTACGCGAACTTCATCACCAGGTCGTGCGCCTTGGTTCCGTCCGGCATCACGATGGGCTCAAGGCGCGGGGGCGTGTAGAGCAGCGTCTCGGGCTCGAACGTGCGGTTGTACCTCTCGGAGGCGACGGGGTCCTTGTTCACGCAGCCGATGAGGTCGAACACCGAGGGGTGGGTGCGGATCACGCGGTGCCTCGTGCGCGTCCACTCTTCCATTTTCACCAGCAGGCCCGGTGCCTCCTGGTCGTCGACCGGGACCGTCTTCGCCGCGTCCCACCACAGCTTCTGGTTCGGCATCGTGATGAACTCGGCCGACGGCTGCAGCGTCTCCGTCACCCACTCGTACAGGCCGGTCGTGCCCTGCCCGCTGGTGTTGGGCACCGGAAGTTTCTTCCAAGTCGGCACCCGAAACGTCGCGGTCACCACCGCCTTGACGTATGTCACGAACCGCGTGTCGACCGTGCCGGCCGACGCCTTGATGTCCTGCAGGGGCTCGACCTCGACGCCGTGCACCACGGGGGGCGTGCCGAGGGGAACGGGCGAGCCGGGGATGACCTGCCCGGCCGAGCCGTACGGGTACTCGAACGGGTCGGTGCGGATCGTCGTGCCGTTCTGGAGGAACGCCGCGCCCGCCAGCTGCTTTGCGAGGTCGATACGGTCGGTCCACGCGCACTCGAACCGCATCACGGCCTTGAAGCCGTCCTCGTCGAACGACTCGTTGGGCGAGTTCGCGAGCTCGTGAAATGTGACGGTGGGGTTTGGCATCCTGCCTGTCAGTCCTTGATCACGGTTCCCTGGCCCATGCGCTTCATCACTTCGGTCTGCTTGTTCACCGCCTGCGTGGTGGACGCCGCCGCACGCGAGACGTTCGAAAGGTCGAACTTCCCGGCGAGGTCCTCGAGCGACACCCGCTCAGAGTGCTCTTTGTCTTTCTTCTTGATCGCGCCGAGCTTTGCGAGCCTGGCCTTGAGAGCAGCGACCTCTTGTTTCTCCGCTTCGTTAAGGCCGGCCTGCTCCAGCTTCGCAATCTCTTCCTCTTGGTCTTTGCGGTCCGCGGCCTCCCTCTCGTCGGCCGTCATCCTGGATCGTTCCTCGGCCTTGATCTGGTCGTTAATCGATTTGATTCGGTTCCTGCGTTTCTCTTCGTCGGCTTCGACCTGCCGCGAAACCTCGCGATCAACGATGCGGTTCTTCTCCGCGTCCCGCTTCTTGTCCGCCTCCAGAATCAGTGCGTCCGCGACCTTCTTCCGGCTCTCCTCGTCCAGAACCTTCTTCCTGTACTTCTCGAACTTGTCATCAACCGCATCGAGTTCTGCCTGAATCCCCGATGGCCTGTCGGCAAACAGAGTCTGCAGATCGTCATGCAGTTTCTGACTGCGTTCGCGTGCCCGGTCTAGCGATGTGACCAGCCCGTAGATTGCTCCCGCAGCTCCGGTTATGAGTCCGATGATCGCCGACCAACCGAGGAACGCCTGCAGCACATGGCCGGCGCCCCTCCTGATAGCCCCAAGCTGCTCGACAACCGCGGCGAACCCGCTCCGGGACTGGAGCTTCCCGGCCGCCTGCTGCTCCATCTTCAGCAGGTCGTCTTTTACGCTCGTCGTGACAGCCTTCAGCTGCGACGCGTCGCCCGTAAACTCGACGCGGCCCTCGCCGGCTTTGAAATCACCGGCCATGTTGGCGCTCCGTTAGCCGTTGCAACAGGGCGTGACGCTGGTACGGTGATGGCATGGATACCGAGCAGAACGTTGCCGTGCTCGTCGCCCGCGAAATCCAGCGGTCCCGCGATCGGCGCTTCCGCGAGACGCTCCCTTGGGTGTTGCTCTTGGCGGGGCTGTTCGTCGCGCTCGGCGTTGCTGCATGGATGGGCGTCCGCGAGCAGCGAGCCAAGGACACAGAGCGAAGGCTGCGGGAAGAACTGCGGGAGTTGTTTCCGTCGCGTTGAGTCATCGCATCACGGCCAGAACGCCGTCGTGTCCGGCTTCTTCATGAACCCCTTGACGCCGCCGCTGAACCCGTTGAAGCCCCAGTTGATCGTGGCTTCCACCAGCCCACCCTCTTCGATCGGGATTGGCTGCGCCACGCTCTCGATCGCGACCCACTTGATCTCGAAGTAGAGGCTCGACGTCACGTACAGCTTCAGGATCTTCGAGTTCTCGCCCTCGGACGGCAGCGACGCGGGCAGGCCCTGCAGCTCCGTCCAGGAGCCCGACCCGTCGACCGGGCCGGCCACCCGCTTGGTGTAGTTCGTGTCGCTCCCCGAGTCGTAGGTCGCCGCGCTGTGGTACGGCTGCGTCGCACACCGGAGCGTCAGCGACCAGCCCGTCGCGTCCGTCCGGTCCGTCCCGTCGTAGTTCACCTTTAGGCCCTTGACGCTCTTGGGCACCGGGACCGCCGAGTCCGTCACCGTCGTGGTGCCGCGCGTGAGCAGCCCGTTCGAAGAGCACTGGATGGTTGCCGTCACCAGCCCGCCGCCCTTGATATCCGCCTCGACCGTCATCTCATCGACGATCGCGTCGCCCGAGTGGCTCCCGCCGTTGGTCCCGGTGTACGCCGTGAGCGTGAAGGCCGTTCCGGGCACCACGTTCCCGACGTAGCCGTAGATCTGGAACGTCGCCTTCCAGTCGCTGTTTCCCTTCTCGCGGCCCTTGCTGCCGTCCGTGGCGCTGGAGCCGTAGACGGCGCTCTCCTGGCTGTACTCGATCTCGATGTTGCGGACTTCCGCCTGCACGGACCCCGTGGTGAGCGCGCCCTTCTTTGCGGAGATGACACCCATGGTTCAGGCCCCTTACACGGTTCCGAGGACGGCCAGGTCGTACTTCGCGACGACCGACCCGCTGGTGTTGACGATGACGATGGTGTGCGTTGACGCCGTGCCCACGACCCAGCCCGCGGCGCTGGGGTTGACCACCACGTAGGCCCCGCCCGGGGTGATGGTGATCGGCGTGGCGGTCGCGGGCACCGACCCGTTGGCCCCGCCGAGCGTGATGTCCACCGTTCCGGTGTTGACGATCGCCAGCGCCTTGACCTTGGTGAAGGTCAGCGTCGCGCCGAACGCGTCGGAGATGCTGGCGTTGTCCAGGCGGGTGGTCGCGGTTCCCGACGCCGCGAGCGCCGTCTCCTGCTTGGTCCACAGCTGGTTGCCCTGGCTGGCGCCCGTGCCGCTGGCAAACACCGAGTCGAGCGAGAGCGTGGGCGAATAGCTCGGGGCGTTCGGCAGGATCCCGGTCGTGCCGTTGGTGCCCGTCGCGTTGAACCGGAGGCTGATGAGGGCGCTGGCGAGGTTCATTGTGCAAGGTCCTCGTGTGCGAACACCATGACGACGTCGATCTGCAGGACGGAGTTCCAGCCGCGGGGCCCCCGCTCGGGCTGCTCGCCCGTCGAGAACCCGTCGGCGAACGAGCCGGTGTTCACCTGCGCGACGAACGGGCAGCGGTCCTTGAGCTGGTCGTTGAGCCGCTCGAGCGCCGACCACGCGGCCCACTTCACGGGGTTCAGCTTCGCGTGCGTGCGTGCGTCCCCGCTCGTGATCACCAGGTTGAACGACTGCGTGAGGCCGGGGCCGGAGCTGCGCCGGTTGCTCGGCGACGCGTTCGTCGGCAGGATCATGACTTCCGGCATGTCCGACGTCTGCAGGCTGTCCCGCACGGGGTCGGTCGATCCGCTCGGGTTCGCGAAGTTCACACGGTTGTTCGCCTTGACGAGCGCCGCGAAGCCCGTGTGGGCCTCGAGCACCTGCCAGATGGCCCGCTCGACCTGCGTGAATGGGTCGGGGCTGAGGCTCACGGCTTTGCCCCCCGCGCGGGAGCGCCCGCGGCCGCGGCGGCCTCGTTGACCGCACGCCGGACCAGGCCGTTGAACTGGTCGACCGTCTGCTCGTCTGGCTTGGCGAGGATGATGCGCCGCGGCAGCCGGCCACCGCCTTCCTGGTGGTACGACGCGATCTGACGAAAGCTCTTAGCCTTGGCTCCGCCCATCTTCATTCCGACGATGCGACGGCCCTTGCGTGCGAACACCAGTTCCTCGCCGTTCTTGTTGCGGTGCACGATTTCCCGCAGGACCACGGGCCGCCCCTTCTTGGCGTCCCCGAATCCGTACACGATCCCGGCGCGGGTTCGCTTGGTGTAGTTGTTGACATCTCCGATCGTGAGCGCCATGAAGAGCAGCCCGGTGTCTCGCAGGATCGCCGGGGCACCCTTGCCTTTCCCGCGACGCCGACGCTTGATCGTGGACGGGGCGAGGTACGGCCACCCGCCGCCGCCGCGGCTATAGGCCACGAAACGCCGCCTGGTGAACGCGCTGTAGACGGCCGCGATGCGCCGGAACAGCCGGTCCATGACGGGGCTCTGAGGGTCCAGGCTCTGCTGGAACCGCTTCAGCGGCCTCACGTCGACCGAGATGCGTACGCCGCCTGCCACGCCTCAATCTCCCGATGAAACGAAACCCGGGACCGACACGGGCGTTCCGGCAGGGCCGGACGCGGTCGCCCGCTGGAGTTCGAGCGACCGCTGCCCGGCCAAAACCGCGTTGATGCCTCGCATCGCGTCCCGCTCCTGCACCGTGATCCGGTTGCGGTCCTGCTCCTCGCCCGACGGGGAGTCCAGCATGCCGCGGCTCTTGTAGAGCCAGGAGCCGGCGATCTGTGCGATCCAGGTCTTGAGCGACGCGGGGAACGACGACCCGCTGGCAACGAACGGGACCGCGTAGAGCCCGCCCCTGAGGCGGTCCTGGACGGTCTCCTCCGCGTAGGCGATGGCGGACGCGATGCGGCTGGTGTCCGCCCCGGTCGTGTCAGGATCGAGCTGCGACCACCTCGCGACGTTCGAGACGCCGAAGACGCTCTCGATATCCGCCTGGGTGATGTACGCGCCCATTGGTTCTCACGGTTGGCCCGATGGTTACGGGGTCACATCGCCGATTGCGATCGCGCCCGGGACCTTGAGGGTCGGCAGGAACGTGTCGCCCGCGTTGTGCTTGATCGACACCGGGTCGTCCTCGACCTTCGCGTAGCTGAACATGCCCTTGACCTCGGTGACGCCCGCGAGCGCCGAGGCGCCGTCGGACGAGATCCCGCCGAGCGCCGTCGGAACCGGATAGGTCCCCTCCAGGAACTCGAACCAATCGGGTGTCGGGTCGGGCGTGATCACGATCATGTCCGCGCCCCACCAGCTCTGGTTGGTCCCGGCCGAGTCCTCGAAGAACGCGCCGCTCATGTCGTGCCAGGTCATGCCGAACAGGCCGGCGGCGATCTGGTTGTTGCGGAAGGCCGAGGCGACCGACGTATCGGTCTTCATCAGCTCCTTGACCGTGTTGTTCCCGGCCAGGTAGCCGCGGATGTTCGCCCCGCAGAACACGTGCATCGGGACGTACCCGTTGAGCTGGGCGAACGCGTTCTTGATGCTGGTGATCTGCCCGGAAATGTCGGTCGTTGCCGTGGCCCAGGAGGCGCTGATGATCGAGCCGGTTCCGAGCATGTTCAGCTGCGTCTTGTTGCCGGACGGGACCGAGAAGTCGACGGTCGTCACCGCGCCCGACGAGGTCGGCAGCAGGTTGCCGTCGCCGTCGAAGTAGATCGCGCCCAGGGTGAGCATCGAGCAGAGGGCGGCGACGCGCAGGTTCTGGAAGTAGCGGCGGAACTCGGCGGTCTCATACGCCACGTACTGCTGGCCCATGCGCTGGGCGGTCGGGTTGTCCATGTTCCGCAGCTGCATCAGGACCGAGGCGTCGTGCCGGATGTGCTCGTGTGTGTGGAGCATGATGGCAGAGCGGTCGGCCAGGCCCTTGAGCCCGCGGCGTACGCTCGGCGCGCCGTACTGGACCAGGCGGGCCGTCTGCCGGTTGCCCTTGACCTCAACCCACGTCGCGGTCTTCCCGACGATCGGGCGGCCGGAGGCGGCCATGAACGCGGGCGGGAACAGGTTGGGGACACCACCCTGCGGGTTCTGGATGATCCCGACGAGGTTCTCGAAGCCGAGGATTTGTTCAAGGGTCTTTGACATGTGGCCTTACTCCATCGTCCGTGACGGGCAGGGTGGGGGTGTGCTGGTGGTGTGGATCAGATCGGAACCATCATGACGGTTACGACCACTCCGGCCGATGACTGGATCGCGTTCGCGAAGTCAACCGAGAGGCGGTCGCCGGAAGCCAGAGACAGGTCCGCGGGGGTCGTGCTCAGCGCGCCCGTCTGCACGGTGTTGGCGGTTGCGTTCAGGTCGAACGCGGTCGAGAGGAGGTCGGTCCCGGTTCCGGGTGCGCTGGTGCCGGTGTCCTTCACGACCTGAAGCGCCGACGCGCCGCCCGCGGCCACCGAGTGCACCTGGCTGATGGCGAGGATCCGCATCGCGCGGGGCGCGACGAAGAACACCTGGTCGGTCGCGGCCGGGGTGCCGGTGAACTTGTACGTCGCGAACGAAGGCGCGAGCGGCTCTGTGAAGTTCCCGCTCACGAGACCCTGCGTTTGTGAAAGTCCGGGCATGATTCAATCTCCGGTGGAGAGTTCGGGTGCTGGTGATTCAGAACAGGTGGTCGTAGCGGAAGTTCGGGAGGCGGGTCATGATCCACGCCTGCAGCGACGTGTCGGACGGCCAGTGGACGATCTGGCTCGAGTCCACAACCCCGCTGATCGGGATTTGCGCAAGCTGAACGTCGATGCTTGTTCCGTCCGCGTCGGTGACCTTCAGGCCGCCGACCGGCTGGTCAAGAATCGTGAGCGGGGTCTCGCTGCCGTCCGTCGGCTGGATGAACGAGCCCGCGATGAACGCCTTGGTGAGGGCCGTGCACGTGATGGTGGTTCCGGAGGCGGCCGAGTACGTCACGGTCTCGGTCTCGACAACGCCATTGGCCGTCGCCGGGCCCGTGAGCTTGAACGTGCCGGACGCGCCGACACGCCGCACAAGCTCGGTCACGACCGCTGCCGCGGCCTCGATGCTGGTCGATCCGATGGCCTCGGCGTTGGTCGTGAGGCCCAGGATCGCCGGGGCGTATTTGCCGCCGCTGGTGATCTTGCCGAGCAGCATGCCCGCCCGCAGCACGTCAAGATCGCCCGTGTTGCCCGGGTCGCGGGCCTTGGACCCGTCGAGGATCTTGCCGCCGGGCAGGTAGGTCACCTGGTTGCCGACAAACACGTTGCGGGGCGTGACCGTCCGCTGGCTCTTGAGGCCGGGGAGTCCGTTGGATGTGGCGGATACTGGCATTGGTTCATTACCCCTTGCTGATGAGGTCGCGCGCCTTGACGATGGTGCCCGGCGCCATTCCGTTCTTCTCGAGTGCGTCGATCAGTTCTGCGGCGGTCGTTGCCGGCCCGAGCGACTTGAGCGTCGCCTTTGCGGTGTCGATCTTGCTCTTGCCCGTGCCGCTCTTGGCCAGGCGGTCGAGCAGGTCGGTCGGGGAAAGAAGGGCGCCGCCGGTGTTGCCGGCACTGCCGCCGGCGGCGCCCGTGTCCGTTTCGGTTGAGGAGTTGTGGCGCTGAACGCGGCTCACTTCTTCGCGCCTCCGTAGGCCATCGCCGACATTTCCTCGGTGATCTTCGGGTCGTACTTCTTGGTGTCGTCCGGGGTCTCGCGCGAGAACCGCACGCCGCGGGTCTTCTCGCCGAGCTCGACCGGGTTGTTCTTCTCGAGGGCCGCGATCACCGCGTCGAACACCGCGTTCTGCTGGCCGATCGGGCCCATGTCGAACTCGATGGCCTTGCCCTTGTCGCCGATGAACGCGGCCTTCAGGTCGTCGCCCACGGCCTTGGAGATCTTGCCCCCGGAGAGCAGGCGGTCGATCTTTGCCTGGCGGTTCTCCGTCGCGAGCGACAGGACCATGGGCGGGACCGGCTGCGCGTCCTTGGGCTTGGCCTCGGCCTTGAGCTTGTCGAAGTGGCCGACGATCAGGTCCGTGGCGTTGGCCTCGGTGAGCGCGGTTGCCGCGATACCCATCGCGAGAGCGATCTTGGTGAAGTCCATTGCGCGTTTCTCCTGCGCCGGCCGGTAGACCGGGGCTTTGATGGGCTCGCCGCCGTCCTGCGACGCCGCGATCTGCACGAAACCCGACATGCCGGGAACCACCGGGACGGGCGTGAGCGCCACATGGGTGATTGCCCACGGGTAGGCGTTGCCCTTGCCGTCCACAAAGTCCTTGGTGGCGCCGATCGAGACGTCGTTCCGCGCGGCCATCGCGATCGCGTCCTGGCCCACGGCCTCGATGGTCGCGACCAGCGAGTCGCCCTCGCGGAAGATGTCCTCAACCCAACCCTGGTTCGCTTCGGCCTTGGTGGTGTGGCCCGCGGGAAGCGGGACCTTCACGCCCGCGGCCTTCATCTTGCCGAAGGACGCGACGAACGTGTCGAGCAGGGAGCCGTCGATGTTGAACGCGTCCCCGTCCTTGACGAAGGTTCCGGCCTTGACGATCTCTTTGGTGAACCGGCGGGTGGGCTGCCCGGCCGCGTTGGTGGTCGCAGAACTCGCGGGCGATGCCGCAGGAGCGCTGTCGTTTGCGATGACCCGGAGCGAACCCAACGGCGGAGTCCTTCCCGCCGGCAACGCAAGAACCATAAATGCGAATAATCACAATGTCAAGCGGCATCACTCAGCGCGATACCAGGGCGCCAGAGTCGGGCAGCGCATCGCGGAAGACCTCGCCGGGATTGAAGCCCCAGCCCGGATCGGCCTGGCCGCCCTCGAGCGGGGCCTTGCGGCGCGTCAGACTGTCGCCCTCGAAAATCTCGACGACCGAGCATCTGCAGTTCCATCCGCAGGGCGGGAAGATCGTGCGCCAGATCGGGTCGTCCTTGGGCGCCCGCGTTCCGTCGAGCGCCGCGTGCCCAGGCCTCACCCGGTCGTCCCCGACCGTCGTGTACTCGTACCCCCACAGGATGTCGTCGATCGCCGGGTCCTGGTTTCCGTTCCACTGGCCGGCCGAAAACGCGACGGCCGACTGCGTGCGGTAGATCGTCTCGATGATGCGCGGGCTGGCGGGGTTCAGGCCCAGCGCGTCGAGCTTCGCGCGGATGACGCTTAGGGCGCTGCGGGTCGTCAGCCCCTGCCGCACGGCCTCGGCGCTCGCCTCGCCCATCCCGCCGCGGAGGCTCTGCGCCAGCGTGTCGATCGTCTTGCGGGCCTGCTCGTCGTACTGCGCCGCGAGGTCCCGCACCGCCTGCGGGTTGGCATCCAGTTGCCCCGCGATGCGGTCGATCGTCGTCGCGTACTGGTCGGTCAGTCGGTCGAACCGGATCTCGCGCCCGCGCGCCACGCGCTGGGCCGCGAGCCGCGAGTGCAGGTGCGACGCCACGAGCAGGGACGAGAGCGGCGCCCGCAGCGCGTCGAGGTCCCGGAGGTTGATCTCGCGGCCGGCAAGAAACCCGCGGACGAGTTCGGCGCGGATGCGGCGAGCGGTCCCGGACGCGGCGCGGATGGCCGGGCGAAGGATCGACTCCCGCGCCCGCCAACGGGCCTCGGCCTCGCGCTGGGCTCGGGGGGAGCTACGCATGCGTCAGATGATCCGCGCCTGCAGCACCGCGTTGGTCGTCACGCCCGTGCCCGCGAGCGCCGTCTCGACCGCGAAGATGAACTCGTCGTTCCCGTCGCAGTCCCACATGTGGTCCTCGGGGTCGGGCGTCGTGTACTTCAGCGTCCCGTCCTCCGCGTCGGTCGCGGCGGTCGTCATCGTCACCTGGAAGTTGCCCGCGATGTTCGGCAGAAGCTGCCACGCGTCGGTCGAGTTGGCGCGGCCGAAGAGCTTCACCTTCGGGTCCGTGATTCCCGTGAGCCCGTCGTCGTACCCGAGCCGGGCGCGGATAAAGCTGCCCTGGCCCTTGCGGCGCTTGAACACGTGGCTCGTGCTCTTGGTGCACTGCGACGTCGGGTTCGTGACGGTCGCCGCGTCCTGGGAGACCCCGCCCGCGTCGATCACGTTCTGCCACGGCGCCGCGAGCGTCACGTTCGCGACCGGCTGCGCGTTGACCTCGTTCGCAAGATAGACGTCGGATCCGAGTGCCATGGCTTAACTCCCGGCCGCGGGCGCGGCCTTGTCGTTCGTGGGGGGCGGAGGGGGTGGGGCGCCCGGCGCCTTGGGCGGATCGGGCTTCGGGTCTTCCTTGGGCTTGAACGTCGCGAGCGGGGCGACCATCGCGTCGATCTGCTCGGGCGTCAGCGCCGGGAACGCCGCGGCGATCATCGCGCGGGCGGTTTCGAGCGGGAGCTCTCCGTTCGCGACCGACTGCAGCATGCCCTGCATGGCCGTGACCTGGGCGCCGTTGAACGCCGTGTCCTGCACGACGCCCTGCGCGGCCGCCGCGTCGACCGTCGTTGGATTCGGCACAGCGGGGTTCCCCAACACGGCGTCGGCCGTCGCCGCGTCCTCCGCGCTCTTGGCCGGGTCCGACCCGGGGCCCGGTGGCGTTGCGTCCTCGGCGTCCACAACCTCCTCGGCCTTCGGGATCGCAGCGACGTCCAGGGCGCTATCGACGTCGACCCACGCGCTGAGCAGATCGCTGTTGTTCGGGTTCGTCAGGATCGTCTTGAACAGGTCGCGGAAGAACGCCTTGTCCTCGTCGGTGATCTGGCCGAGCACGATGCGGACCTTGCCCTTGGCGCTAGGCCCGAAGTTGACGGCCAGCAGCTGGTCCACCACCTGCTCGTTTGTCTGCCGGATGATGTCCTCGGCCGTGCTGTAGCCGAACGCCATACCCATGTCGCCGTGCACGCCCGCCTCGGCCTTGGTCCCGAACTGGCCCTCGGTCACCGAGCGCTCGGGCACCAGCCAGCCGCGGAGCTTCATCGCGTCGTAGTGCTTGAGAACCTCGAGCATCTCCGAGCCGTGCCCGACCGCCGCCTCGAGGAACGTGAGCCGCCACGCGAGCAGTTCCTTCAGCGTCTCGCCCCCAACCCCGCCGCCGCGGAGGATGTCCTCTGCCCACGCCTGCAGCTGGTTGGGAATCGTGATCCCGTGCTGCGTCGCGATCGCGGTGATCGCCTGGGCCGCGAGCACCGAGTTGTCGGTCACGGTGCCGTCGGCGCTCTGGCTCGTGCCGACCGGGTAGTGCATGATCGGGACGATGCCAGCGCCCTTGTCGGAGTACGCGGCGATCCGCTTGCACATGTCCATCCAGGGCTTCCAGGCCCAGCGCCGGATGTTCTCGTGCCGCGACCTGCCGTAGGGGTCGCCCGCCTCGGAGTCGTAGGTGATCCACGCGCACTTCTCCGTGCCGAGCTGCACGCCGTTGGCGATGAGCCCGACGAACTCCCCGGTCTCGGGCGTCAGCAGCGGCTCGGTGAAGTCCGGGACCAGTGGCTTGATCTTGCGCAGGACGAAGCTGCCATCGTCGTCGATGTCCCACACCTTCTCGAACGCCTGGAACCCGTAGTCGAGCGCCCGCACCGCGTCGTTGAGGTACTTATCCCGCAGCCGCATCATCACGCCCGACACGAGCTTGACCCACTCGTCGGGCGCGTCGTCGTCGGCCTTGAAGGTCCAGGGCGCGGTGAAGATCGGGGCGAAGGCCGCGGCCCGGGCCAGCGCGATCGTCGGATCCGTCCGCATGGCGCGGTAGGTTTCGAAGGAGCCGGGGAGCATCGGGCCCAGGTAGAGCGTGGTGGGCACGCTCGCGATGCCGACCATGCCGGCGACCATCTGGGTCCGTGTGCGCTCGCCCGCGGGGGGGCGTTGCGCAACTCCGTTCGGGGTCCCGGTGGTCTTCGTCCGTGAAGCCATGGCCGCAGATACTAGCGGGCGGGACTGTCAGCGGACAATCAGTGGCAGTGTCAGTGAAAGCTCACCGGAGTATCAGCGGGACTGTCAGCGGACAATCAGCAAACGACAAAAGAGAAGGGCGACCGCACCCCGTCGCCGCACTCGATCAGCATCCCGAGGACGCGCTTGCCGTCGCTGGACGCGTCGCACTTCACCAGCCATCTCGCCACTTCCAGGCTTCCGACGACCACCCGGGTCGGGGCCTGCCCAAAGTCCGCGAAGTGCTCCTTGGCCCGGCGCAGGACCTCGGCCTCAAGGGCGCGGGTGTTGTTGATGGACGCGAGCTCGACCACGGGGAAAGCGTATCACCGGAACGCCGGCGCCGGCCCAATCCCGACGACCGCTCGCCCGACCTTCCGCCGCTCCTGGTCCCCGCCCGCGGGCTTCAGGAACGCGACGCGATACCGCTCGCAGTCCGAGGCGTGCGAGAGCTTCTGGTTCGTCTTGTCGATCAGCCCGTCGGGGCTCGCCTGCAGCTCTTCGAAGTCCTCGACGAGGCGGACGCAGTTGGGGTGCACGCGGTAGCGGACCCGGTCGTCCATGCCCAGAAGCGCGTCGTTGAGGGCGTCGACCGAGCTACGGATCGGGGGCTGCTTGCCGGGAACCCTGATGCGGTACGGGATCCGCATCGCGCCCAGCTTGTTGGAGATCATGTCGTAACACGACTGCGTGGTCATCACGTTTCGCGACCTGCCCGTCGCGTCGCCGAACACGTGCAGCTCGGGCCACTGCCAGCCCTGCCGGCGGATCCACTCCTCGAGCAGCGACAGCGACCCGACGAGGTCCAGGTTCGGGGCGTGGATCTCGTGCGCGGCCGTAAAGACCCCCGCGTTCTCGTGGTGCTGCCCGATCTCGATGTGCATTCCGGGGTTGATGTTGAAGTCGAACGACACGTGCAGCGGGATCGACGGGTCGAGCCTGACGGTCGGGTCAATGTTGCGGTCGCTGAACCGGCTGTAGAGGCGGCCCGTGCGCGAGCCGCGCGGGGCCTGGTCGTACATCGCGGCGTAGCGCTCCTCGCCCCCCGGCTGCGACTCGATCTCCCGCTTGTGGTCCGGGCCGTCGAAGCGTTCGGGGCAGAGCGACGCGCCCGGTGCCCGGCCCAACGGGTCGTTCTCGCGCGCGATCTCCGGGAGCGACACGACCTCCCACCCGCCCTGCTTGGCGAGGGTTCCGCTGATGTCCTTGGGGTGGAAGCGCTGGTGGACGATCACGATCGACCCGCGGGGCTCGAGGCGCGAGTAGAGCGTGCTGAAGAACCACGCCAGCGTCTTGTCCCGGACCTCGGGCTTGGACGCCTCCTCCATGGACTTGTACGGGTCGTCGAACACCTCGAGGTTGAACCGCTTCCCCAGAACCGAGCTATCGACCCCGCAGCACCACACCAGGCCGCCCGCGTCGGTGTTGAACCGGCCGGCGGCCGTCGAGTCCTCCGAGAGCTTCACGCGACAGAGCGGGTTGGTCTCGCGCTCGTTGCGGATCTTGCGGCCGAACTCGATCGCGATGTCCGACTGGTAGGACGCGAGGCCGATGTTCGCGGCCGGGAACTGGTCGTGGTACCACATCGGCACCCAGAAGGAGACGAGGTCGCTCTTGCCGTAGCCGGGCGGCAGGTTGACGATCACGCGCCCGTTGCCGCGCAGGATTGCGGCCGTGATCTTGTCCGCGATGTACACGAGGTGGGGGTAGCGCTTCCAGCGCCCGCGGCTGAGCTTGGCCGCGTACATATCGGGGGTGAAGTCCCATGGGCGAGCGGGCATCGGTGAAGTTTACGGTGGCGGAAGCCGGCGGCCCCTTGGTGAATGGGTCGCCAGCTGCGGGGGAATTCCCGCGGTTCACAACACTCTAGCCTCGCACCGCGACCCAGTGCCCACGCGCAACCACGTGACGCACGGTTGTGCTGGCATGGCCGGACGCCGGTGGTCGCGGATGCCTGTGTTTCTCAAAAATACTGGCATCGGTCACGACCAACAGGATCAGTGTGAGAACCGCGCCCGCGACGAGTGCCGGCACAAGACCCGTATCGACCGTCCCGCTCATGAATCGACTTCCTCTTCGCCCGTCTGCTCTTCCAGCAGCAGCTGCTCCCGCACCTTCGCGATGGTCGCGGCCTGCATGTCGGCCGGCACGGCCAGGATGATCGTCTGCATCAGCATCCCGCCCGTGACGCCCAGGGGCGCGGGGCCGCCGGCGCCCGCCTGGATCGCGCGCTCGAGCCGCTCCCTGCCCGCGGCCAGCCGCTCGGCGTTCAGCTCGTCCGCCTGGTTCTGCCGCTCGAGGCTCCCGAGCGTGAGCACGATGCCCTTGACCGCCCGCGCGTCCTTGCCCTCGAGCGCCCACCGGAGCGCGACCCGCAGGGCCGCGATGGCGTCGCTCTTGAACTGCTCGTCGATGCCGCCCCAGCGCTTGTTGTGGCCGCGAAGGTGGCCGTCGAGTTTGCGGCGCACGAGCCCGCGGTCGCGTTCGTCCGCCATGTTCAGGGTGCCGATTTTGGCTTCGGGGGGCGCGCCTTCGAGCATGGGGTAATGGTATCGGGGGCGGCCACGTGTGGCCTTGTCCTTGTGGCATCCGTACGCCGAGCCTTGTGCCATCCGAACACATGAATAAGGGTGCGAATCTGGCCGGAATCATGGGCAGAACGACTTGCTGTTCTCCCGAAGTCATGGCCACATGTGCATGTCGCGGGGCCGAACCCCGCCAGGAGAAACGACCATGCCGACCACCAAAACCGTTTACCGCCTCGCGTCATACTGCCTCGGCCAATGGATGTGGGTCGAGACCTGGCACGAACATGCCGGACTCATCGAGTACCTCCGCAAGTGCGACCGCGCCAAGTACATCGATATCAACGGCCGCAAGACCACGGCGGGCGAATACCTCGACGAGTACAACGCGCAGGTCCAGTTCGCGGCTGGCCAGCGCAGCGTGACGCCCCGGTAAACACACACCCCCAACCACGGAGACCCGAACCATGACGAACGCCACCACCGAATCCCGCCGCCACAACCGCTACCGCATCGACATGACCGGCGCGCCCGCCGACCTTGACCGGGCCATGACCGCGCTCAACGCCCACCCCGACGCGGTCACCGCCCTGCAAGGGCTGGTCGCCTTCGTCGAGGACCTGGAGGCCACGCACTGCGGCCTGGACGACTTCACCGGCAACTACCCGGCCCTGCCGGATGCGCTGGCCTTCGCCCGCGCCGCCATCGAGAAGGCCCGCCCGAGATAGCCCGGCCCGCGCGCGGGGAACCGCGCCCGAGGCCCTTGGCCCGCGCACGTCGCGCGTGCCGTTCGCACAACCGGATTGGAGATGACCATGACGACCATGAAGGCCGCACGCATGTCCCACACCACGAACGACCGCCTCCGAAAAGCCGCCCTGGCCGAGATTAACGGCCGCCTCGCGAAGATCGACCAGCCGCAGTACCCGTGCGGGCGAACCGGCGAAGAGATGCCTGCCCCGAACTACCTGCGGTTCAAGAGCGCCCTGGACAAGGCACGCAGGGCCCACACCAAGAGCGAGACGGTCGCCCGCCTCTGCGACGAGGCGATGGCCGCGTACAAGGCCAAGAACTACGGGCTGGCCACCCGCCTCGCAGACGAGGCTTGGCGCGAGGCCACGAACCCAAACCCCGAACCCGAGCGAAAGACAACGAGCGACGCCGCCGGCGACGCCGACGCACCAACGGAGGACCACGCCATGAAGACCGCCAAGCCCCGCAAGACCAAGGCCGCCAAGGAGCCGAAGCCAGCCCGCCAGAGCGCCCTGAACCTCGCCGCCGCGTACCTCGCCCGCTGCGAGAACCCCAAGAACATCAAGGAGATCACCGAGGCGGTGCTGGCCGCCGGGTGGAAGACCGAGGGCAAGACCCCGGGCGCGACGCTCAACGCGGCGATCATCCGGGAGATCAAGGCGAAGGGGAAGGAGTCGAGGTTCGCGAAGGCCGACCGGGGTATGTTCACGAAGGGAGCCGCCTAATGACGCGCGAAGAACTCATCGAGTACCTGGACATGACGCTCTCGCAGGCCGCGGACGGTTCGCCCGTGGGGCCGCGGCCGGAGGGAAGATTCTTTGGAAACCCGAGCGGATCGATCGACGGCATGCGGATGGTCGCGCCCGACGGCTCGGTCTTCTACGTCGCGGTTCTGGACATCAATGGATTCGCCATCAATCCCGAGGGGTTTGCCCGGGTTGCGGAGACCCACGGATGATCACCACCTGCACCACCTGCGGCCGCGCGTACGAGGCCGGATCCGAAGAGCAGGCGAACGAGCCGACGCGGTTCTGTTTCGAATGCCGGAAGCGGAGGCCGGCGCCCACCCAGTACCAGCTCGACAAACTTCGCCGCGACCAGTGCGTCGGCATCATCACCGAGCCCATGGACGGGGGGGACTTCTACGTCGCCCACGTGTACGACAGCGACGGGAAGCTCCGGCACACCACGGGCCGGCACAAGGACTTCGTCGACGCCGACGAGGCGGCCCGCATTTGGTTCGACGAGAACTGCAACGCGTCGTGGGGCGTGATCAGCCTGGCGTAGAAGCCGCCGCCTCTTTCCCGGCCCCGCTCCCCGCGGGGTCTTTTCGTTTGCGCCTGGCGGGCGACGTTGGCCCGGGTTGGGCCGCGGGCTCCGGCTCGCCCTCCGGGGCCGCCAGCCGCTCGGCCGCGACCTCCGCGTAGCTACGGCCGTCCAGGGTGGCGGCCTTGCCCGTCAGCGTCTGCCAGCGGCGGATGGCCACATCGACAAACACCGGCTCCATCTCGATGGCGCAGCAGCGGCGTTCCAGTTGCTCGGCGGCGATGAGTTGGCTGCCGCTCCCGCTGAAGGGCTCGAAGCAGACATCCCCGCGCCGGGTGTGCTTGCGGAGGGGCCGCGCGAAGATCTCGACCGGCTTCTGGGTGGGGTGCTCGTTGCCGACGATCTTGGCCTTGCCGCCCCAGTCGATCTCCCAAACGCTGTTAAAGGACTGGTCCCCGTCGTGCGCGGGCATGGAGCCCTGCACCCACCCCATCATGCAGGGCTCGTGGCGGAAGTGCCAGAAGGCCCTCCCGAATACGGGCGTCGGCTTCACCCAGATGATCTGCTGGTGGTCGAGGATGGAAAGCTCGGACCAGACCGTGGCGATCAGCGCCTGCCGCTTGTGGGCGTGCCAGCAGTAGATCGCGCTGTTGGGGGCCAGCACCGAGAGAACGTTGGTGAACACCGCGCGGAAGAAGCCGTCGGCGTCGGTGATGTTGACCTCTTTGTACGTGGCGCTCCAGTCCTTGCCGCCCTTGTTGCCGCCGTCGTGGTCGGGGCGCTCGCCGGTGTAGTCCGCCAGGTACGGCGGGTCGGTGGCGCACAGCGCCGCCTTCTGGCCTCCCATGACCCGCAGCACATCCGCGCCCTTGGTCGAGTCCCCGCACAGCAGGCGGTGGCTGCCCAGGAGCCAGAGGTCCCCGGTGCGGGACACCGCTTCCTTCTGGACCGGAGGGGCGTCGTCCTCTTCGACCGTCGCGGGCGCGAGCTTGTCGAGCAGGTCCCCGATATCCCCCGCGTCGAACCCCGTCACGCCCTTCAAGTCTGCTGGCAGGGTCGCCAGCAGCCGCGACAAGGTCTCGTCGTCCCACTCGGCCAGTTCCGCGGTGCGGTTCAGCGCGATCCCCAGCGCCGTCGCTTCCTCGTCCGACAGGTCGACCTCGTTGATATCGACCTCGGCCACGCCCTGGGACCGAAGCACCTCGAGGCGGCCGTTGCCCCCGATCACCTTGCCCGTGCTCTTCTGCACAACCAGCGGCTCGACCTGGCCCCAGCGCCCGATGGACGCGGCCACGGCCTCGAGGTTCTTGGGGTTGTGCTTGCGGGCGTTGGACGGGTCGATCGTGAGGGACGAGACGGGGACGCGGCGCACCACCATCCCCCTCCCCGTAAGACTCGCTGCGGTTGTCATGGGCGGATTCTACCCGCGGGTGTCATGCGGGCGGTCCTCCGCGTGGCGGGCGAAGTGTTCGCGGAAGCAAAGCCGTATCTCAGACAGGTACGGCACCTCCTCAATCCACCCCGGATTGCGCAGTCGCTTGACCTCGGCCTCGGCCTTCTCGGCGCGGGTGTTGGCCTCCGCGACGGCGGCGTTGATGGCGGCGATGATGGCATCGTGGTCACTCTCGATTCGCGTTGCGAACTCCCGCACAATCCTCTCCCCCACCGAATCCTTCAAATCATTTGAAGGTTGGGGCGGGGCGACACGGCAGATACACGGGCCATCGCATAACGCAGCCGGGCACCCTGCTTCATGGGCTCCC